TTCTCCCCGAATCCGATGGCTATGTCTTTCAACCGGTTCTTGAGAAGCGTGAACTGAGCCGACAGGGACTTGAGTTGCTTGTTGGCTACGTCCTGAGTGACCCCGCCCGCTTCCTCCAGTTTGCGCTGGTACTCTTTGATGGCGTCAGACGTGCCAAGGAGTGCGAGCATGGAAGCGACGGACTTATCGGTAAAGCCCATCTCCATGAGCGTCGCCTTCTTCTGCGCGTCGCTCATACCGTCGAGGGCTTTCTCGAGGTCGCCCACGATATCGCCCATGTTCCGCATCTCGCCCTGTGCGTCATACACGGAGACGCCGAACTTCTTGAACGCCTTCTTGTTCTCAAGCGCTTGGGTCTGAAGATCGCGGAGGACGATGCTAAACTGCGTACCGGCTTCTTCCGCCTTGATGCCCTGGTCTGCAAACGCAGCGAGGACAGCGACGCCTTCCTCAATCTGCATCCCCACGGACTTCATCGCGGCGCCGGCCTTGTTGGTCAACGCCGTGGAGAACTGCTCCACCGAGGCGTTAGCCAAGACGTTCGCTTTGACCAGCACATCGGAGACGCGGACCATGTTCTGCATGTTGGCTACGGCGTCGTTTTTGATCGTCAGCCCGAGGGCGGATTGCGCGTCGGTCAAGAGGTCGGTAGCGAGAGCGAGATCGAACGCGCCGGCCTGTGCGAACTGAGCCACCTTCGGCATAGCCATCATCGACTGCTGAGCGTCTAACCCGGCAGAGGCGAGGTAGTAGTACGCTTGCGCCGCCTGCTCTGCGGAGAAGGTGGTGGTCTTGGCAACCTCTCGGGCGGCGTTGGACATATCAGTCCGCATGGCATCGCTCAGGTTGCCCATGATGGCCGTGCTCTCAGTCATGGCCTTGTCGAACTGAGCGAACGCCTTGACCGACACGACCACGGCGGCGCCCGTGGCGGCGGCTAGCGCGCCCATAGCGATACCGACAGCCTTGCCGAAGGTACCGAGGCGCGATTGAACGCCGCCCAGCGTCTTTTCTAGGTGCTTGGCGTCACCTATGACTTTGACTGTGAGAACGCCTTTACCCACGCGGGGGCCTCCACTTGGTACGCTTCAGGTAGTCGAAACACTCGCGGTATTGCGCCGCGGTCAGGTTGTAATAACCATCCACCCCGCCTAAGCCGGGGAAGGCCTCGAGGAAGGCGGGGAGGTTCTTGAGGTTGGCTTTCCTCAGGCGGGTTTCGCCCGCTTGGTAGGGTTTGGCTTGTCCTCGGCCACGTCCAGGTCGGAGACCTTCATATCCCGTACCGCCTCAATGGTGAGGTCGGGATTGTCCTTGCGGCCGGCCACATAGATCATGGCCTTGAGCGTCTTGATGTTGGGTTTCGACCAGTCGATCTCATCAAACGGCGTGCCTGCCAGTTCTTCGAGATCCTCCATGTCCCCGATGGTAAGGTCGTCCAGGTTGAACTTCATCTGTCATCCCCTCACTTGCTCTCGTGAAAAGCCTTTCCAACGGTCAGTTTCATCTGCCGCTTGAACTCTTCGATGATGGCCTTCTCGTTGTCCTCGATAGTGCCGATGATGTACGGCCTGCCACTCTTGAACGGCTGCACGACGGTTCGGCCCCACTGGTAGGAGTGTCTACGCCGGCCGCCATGCCCCACCATCAAGCGCACCTCGCGCTTAGTGGCCGAAGGCCGAACGGACGAACCAAAACCCTCACCGACTGCGTTGGGGTCGCCGGTCGGTATCTTGCCGATGATGAAGCGGCCGATGTTCTTGTGCGCCTCGCCCAACGCCTTCGGCAACTTGCCAGTCTCGCGCTTGAGATCGCGCTGGAAGTCCTTCAGGCCGTCGAGTTCTATATGCGCCCGGAACACGGCTACGTCTCGTCAGTCGAATACGCCGGACGATCACAACCCTGGAACGTGACGTTTTCCCGCTCCAGTCCGTCGCCGGGAGTGGACTGGCCCCAACTGGTGAGGACTACCCAACCCTGATAGACGTAGCCGGATGGTTGGTCAGTGAACAGCCGGATGAGTAGCCGGGTCGCGTTCGTAAGCATGCGAGCGCCCCAGGTATCATCCTCGAACAGTCGCTCGAATGAACCGCTCCAGGTGAGCAGCCCGGACCCCAGGTATTCGGCGTATGAGGCGCCGAGTGAGGTTATCGGGTAGGCTTCCGATTCGATACTGAGTTCCCAGCCCTGCGCGTAGGTCACTTCGGCCGGCGCGATGTAGTTGGCCGTAACCGTGACCGGGGTAGTGGGCGCCGACGCAAACGAGATTTGGCAACCGCCGAGAATGTCATAGCCGGACGTCTGCAGCACGTCATTGTCGTACACCTGGATGGCCGTTGCCGGAGCGAAGAAGCGCTTGCTTGCGTCGGTGACGTGATACACGTTCCCGGCGACTTGCTCACACGCTTCCTTTGTCATCGCCGTGCCCGCGCCGTTCGCTTGCCACAGCTCTGCTAGGTTGCCTCTGATTGCTGCCATAAGTCACCTCCTCCCAACCTGCTCCGGGGTCTGCCGCGAAGTTGACGAGTTCGCCCGCCTTGACCTTGGCCGTGCCGTTGAAGACGGGGACCGTGTGATCCTTAAGTGCGCGGTAGGTAGTCATTAGTTGTAGGCCAGGGCTCCGCTGATAACGCCGGAAGCGGTCCCGGTAACGAGCCCGTCAACGGTGGTAGACACGCCGAGAGAGGTCACGATGCCCGTGCCGCTGTAGTAGTGCGTGCCGTCGGTATAGAGCTTCAGAGTGATGCCCGTACCGGCGTTGGCGAGGATCTGCGTCTGGAACGCGAGCGAACCAGCGTCGCCAGCGTCCCACGCCCGCCAGTTGATGTTGAACGAGGCGCCGTACATAGAGCGCCCGATATAGGATTTGTAGGTCGCGCCGAGGCCGGTGGTCTCCAGCGCTTCATCGTCCACTGTTAGGTCGTAGGACTCCACGAAGGCCAGGGTGTCCGAGCCGGACATGACCTTGCCGCCCTTGCCAGCAAGTGCCGCCATTTGTGTCTCCTTCCGGGCAATAAAAAAGCCGCCCGAAATGGAGCGGCCTTTGCCCTACTTTGTTGCTAGGTGCTATGGATTCTTCAGGTTGCTGATAACGATCTTGAAATCGACCGCGCAACGGCGGCCCTCGGGAGTGATGCCCTGCCGCAAGGTGCCCTCGGTTATGCCGACAGTCGGCAGGCTTGCGGACTCCCCGTACGTGTCTCCGATGTGTTCCTCCACCTCCGCGAATATGGCGAGTGCCCTATCGCGTGCGGCCTTGATGGTGAGTTCGGTGGAGTCTTGCCAGGGCTTCATGATGGCCCACGCTTGACCATCAACCGTCCAATCGTCCGTGACGTTGCCGCCCATAGCGGCCGGCTCTTCTATCAGTTCCGCGTCACCGAACCATATGCACTCGGTTCCGCCTTCCTCTTCGGAGACGGGACCGGAGAACACGTTGACGCCAGTGAGGTCGGAGCGAAGAACGAGCGCGGCGCGGATGGCGTCTAGGGTTGTGCCGACTACGCTGGTGCTCATGAGATCCCCGGAAGCGACTCAATATCCCGGTGGTACCGGAGCACCGCATCGACCGCCTCTTTACCGAACCAACGGCCTCTTGCCGGGTCTTTCACCTTGCTCCAGTTGATCTGTCCGTCAGAGCCGTCCGTCGCGTATCCGCTCACATTGGAGGGCACGAGACCATCGGGCGGCGACATGATGATGACTTCGAGCGCGGCTTGCTTAATGTCCTCGGGGACGGTGGTGTAGCCGCAGGTAAACACTATTTTTACGTTCCTGTTACCGCTCACGAACACTCCGGAGCGGCGCACCAGTTTGTCGGGGTACTTGACCACGTCCGCGAGTTCCGCCGTGGTAAACGCCGTCTCCGTGTTATCGGTCGCTATGATAGTCACGGAGGTAAGCGTTACCGGCGACGGGGTAGCGTCCGCCCAGGGTTGATGGTGATTGAGATAGAGCGTGTCCGTGCCGTCGCCATCGTAGTATTCGGTATAGGCGGTCGAACTCAGGGCCACGCCGATGATGCGCTCGAACCGCGTCTTTATCGCGGCGTGCTTGGCGGTGATGGTCGCGTCGGGATAGGTGGTCGTGGACTTGAGCTGCTCTTTGTCATAACTCCGCGCTGTGGCGGTGCTAAATAACTCATTTGCCATAGCGCCTCCTGATTTCCGCTTCGGTTTGGGCTACATTCCCGATGTCCTCGTGGAGAATGGCGTGACAATTGCGACACAACACCACGCACTTTTGGATCTCTTCCAATATCTCTTCGAGGGATACGTGCATTATTTTCTGACCGATAGCGAACCTCTTAACGGCTGGGTCCAAATGATGATGTGTTAGCGCCGTTGCACGGTCCCGATAACCGCAAATCAAGCAACCGCGGTGCAACTTGTCACTATCGACGGCCTGCCGCCGCTCCCAGGTTCTTGTCGCTGCTTTCGCTAGATACCGCTGCTTATGTTCGTGATAGGTCAGTTGGCTATAGTGGCTTCGACACAATCCGCGGCAATACACCGACTTATTGCAATCCCCATGAGCGCATACCGCGTCAGCGGCATAACTGGGACTAACCGCCTTAAGCGGAGCCAGTTTGGTTTCGCCCCTGTAGAACTGCATATAGTGACCGTGACAAAGCCCCATTGCGTGCACCGGACGTTCGCAGTCTTCAAAAGTGCAAGTTGTTACATCGGGACCGTCGTATCTCCTGCGGACTCGCAGTGGCTTGAGCGTTTCACCGCGCCGATGCTGCCTGTAGTGTTGCTGGCAGAGACCCAGTCTTGACGCTGGCCTACCGCAACCGCCAAAGTCACACACCTCAACAGCCGTGGAGACACCGTTCGCCATGACTTACCTTTCGGCCTTCGGGCGCGTGGTGCGCTTGGCCGCGTTCTCGCGGGGTCTCACTTCGGCCACCAGGACGCCGCGGCCGTCGCGGATCACTTCCTGCGCCAGTTCTTCGGGCAGGTCGTATTCCTGTCCGGCTTTCAGATGGATGTTGTTTCCGGTGATGCCACCGAATCGGGTCATTCGGACTCGCATGGCTCCACCTCCTGCCCGATGCGATCCAACTGCTCGAGCGTCCAGTCGAGTTGCTGAAGGGCGCCGGCTAGGGCGTTCATCTCTTCCTTCAAAGCCACCCGCCGCTCCAATAACCTCTCGCGGAGTTCGTCCACGTCAGTTCCCCCTTGCCTTGTCACAGAGGTAGTCTTTGCAGATGTCCGGGCGCTCTTCCTCGTGGATAAGGCAGAGCTTTGTTACCGGGTCTTGGTGCCTGCAAGCAGCGTCGAACATGAGCTTCTTTTTGCCGTTCTCTTCGATAAGCGGGATGCCGTGCAACTCCAACCAGGGAGCGGCGTAATCGCTTATCTCAAGGGCGATGTAGGTGCAGCAATATCCGCACTGCTTGCAGGCCATAGAGGGTTACTAGTCGGCCGGAGTGTCCGTAGAGGCGGACAACCACATGGTCGTTCCAGCGACGTTGATCTTGATGCCGTGGGTAACGGTACGGTCGGCGGCGACGGTCGTTACCATCGCCGTGTCCGACTTGGTACCGATGGCGTCGGCCAGGTAGAACAGGAACGGAGCCTGCGTGCCGTCGCCCTTCTGGTCGCACTTGATGAAGGCCGGGTGCGAACCGCTCAGGGTCTTGCCACTAGCAACGTCGATCTCCAGGTCAAGCGCGGCGACTTCGGTAGTGGAGCAGTCCAGGTTGATGTCGAGGATGCCCTTGATGCCGTAGAGTTCGTTAGTCACCGAAGACGACGCGGTGGACATAACCTCGGCGGTTATCTCAGCGCCGTAGAGTTGCCCTGCCGCTACGCCTTTGACCAGCGAATAGGCACGGAGAGCGGAACCGGAACCGGCCGCGCCCGTGATGTAGTGCTGGAAGCGGGCGCCGTAAGACGAGCCGCTAGTGGCGGAACAGGCGGTATAGGACCGCCAGCCCATGACTGACGAAGCAACGTCAGTGGTGATAGCTCCCGTAGAGTTCGCCGCCCCGCCAGGGGAGTCGAACAGCGGGAGTCTGTATCCGGTTACTGTCATGTTTCAACCTTTCGCGCGGGAAACGTCCCGCTAGTCTAGGAATGGCGGGGGGAGGCTCACTCCCCCCGCGAGGTCAGCGACCTAGTTACGCCTGGGTCAGACCGGCGAACGCCTGCACGTCAACGATGTTGCAGTCGTGCCAGAGGGCGAACCGAACGGCGGTCTCGAACTCGGAGAAGTGGAAGTCCCGCGAGGCTTCGATGACCATGTTGCCCGCGTACCTGATCCAGAACTTGCTCATGTCTCCGAAGATGACGTGCTCTTCGCCAGTGGCGATGGCGCCGTTAGCGTCGGCGTGGGCATCCTCGTAGATCGGGCGGCCGAAGAGACGGTCAGGGACACCGGCCACGACGGACGGCATCAGGAGGTACTGTCCGGTGCCGTCTTTGAGACCGGCGATAACCTGCATGGCCGGCTGCGAGACGATCCAGGAAGCGGCGGCGCGATACCCGCTGTGAAGGTTGAACATCACAGCCAGGAGTTCGTCCGCGGTGAAAGTGGAGGTTGAGCCAGCAGTCTCGAAGTTCGAGCCGCAGTCCGCTTTCGCGGCGATGAACAGACCATCGGGAGCGGTCGAACCGGCGCCGAGGCAGTAGTCCGACGCGGCCTTGGTTGCAAGGGCGCGACCGGCCACTTCGTTCAGGATCTGCATCATCGGGTAATCGGAGGATCGCTCCATTTCCTCGGTGATGTACATGAGACCCTCTTCGCGGTACGCCTTCAGCTCGATGCGGTTGAACACCGGGTAGGTGCTGTTGCTGGCCGCGGTCGATTCGGTGCCGGCCGTCGCGGTGGCGTCGGTCAGGAGCACCGGAACGTACAGGCTGTTCATGCCCGGAGTGCGGATGATCGTCGGGCCGGCCTGAAGAATGGCCGACTGCGCGTTCAGGTGGTAGACCATATCCTGCCAGAGAATGGTCGGGATGGTGTAGCTACCATACGCAGAGGTATCCGTGGTCGTCATTGGGTAGTCGGTACGTTTCTCGGAGGGGAATTTGATATCCACCGAGGGGACGTTCAGGCGCCCGCTACGGGCTTTCACCATGTCCATGATGGCGCGGTCGAAACCGGAGCGGCTAGACCAGACCGGATCGACTTCTTTCTGCGCGGCGACGTACTCAGCCCGAGCGCGGGCTTCGTCGGCTTCGATCTTCTCAAGCCGCTCGGCAACGTCGATGGTGGCCTGGTCGATGATGGTCCGCTGTTCCTCGGCCGCAGCCCACGCACGCTGGCGCGGTTCTTCGTCCTGGGCTTCGCGGAACGCGGTGATGGCCCGCTGCCGTTCAGCGACGGCGGCCCTCAGTTCGTGTGCTTCCATGTCTTGTCCTTTACGTGAAGGGATAGGTGATTGGCTCCGACTGCTCAGTGGTCTCCGAGTGCGTTTGCGGCTCGGGTTCCGGCTGCTCAGTGGTGGCGCGGGCATCAACAAAAAGGGCCGCTATGCGGCCCTCGGTGATGGCTTGCTCGGTGTCGCCCTCGTCCGCCTCGAGCGTGGCGGCGAGGGAGCGGGCTGCTCGTTTCAAGTCCACTTGCGTTGCGGGGTTGGCTCCCCACAGAACCGGCGATGCTTCCCACAAACGCACCTCGCGCAGTGTCCGGTGAGGTAGCTCGCGGGAGTTCTCGTCAGCGTGCGTCCACTCGTCCTTGATGACTTCAAAGGCGAAGCTGCTCTGCCTTACCTTGCCGGTCGATACCTTGCGGAAGGTCGAGATACCGTCTGGGTCCAACAGGTCTAGGTCGGCTTCGTAGTACAGCCCCCTGTCGTCCGCTTTCAGTCGAGCGGTACCCGACGCGGTGGTGCCGAGTACCCGTGCCGGGTCGTGGTCGGCAAGCACGGCGAGATCGTCGTACCGTTCGTTCAGGGACTTATCGAAGGCGCCGGAAGCGACGGACTCGGTAAAGCCCCCCATTTCGTAGGGCGTATCAAAAACGGCCCCGTAACCTGCGATGGTCGCGGAGCCGTCTGTCGTGCCGCGTACCTCTACGGGCGCGGCGAATATGCGGGTCTCTCTCATGGGGTCACCTCGGGCTGGAATTGCACCGACTGAAGAACTTTGTCGCCGCCCTTGAGCGGGTTGCGGTCCTCGAGCTCGCGCCACTCGTTCGGCGTCATGGCTTGGTGTTCGATCATGGCCGAGCAAAGCGCCGCCCGCTCTGTCGGGTCCGCTCGCA